AAAAAAAGGAGTATCATTTTGTTTACGTGCTTGTCCACATGATATTCAGCACACACATCAAGATCTGTATCTAGATTGAATAGATTCATCTATACTCTTTAGCCTTCATTTTTAGGTTTCGATTCCATACGTGCAATTCAAGCACATCATCATCTATATCGAAGGCTTCTTGTACTAGACGTGTCATTGCGACTACATCTCCTAATTCTTCGTGTAGATTGTTGATGTGCTTCTGCTGAACATACCCATGCCGCAAAATCTTAGAGCAAGCACGGGTAAGCTCACCACATTCTTCCATTGTAATAATAAGTACTTTTTCTTTATTCATGGTAGTATTATACTGCCATTAGTAAATATTGTCAAGAGTTATTTGCTCTCTCGTAGCTTACCAAGTACAAAGTCAGGTGCTGTGTACAGATAAGGATCGTCAGGATGATTATCCTCTTTTCCTTCTTCAATGAACCAGTCTGTAATTTTGCCGTTGTCGATAACAGCGGCATATCGCCAAGACCGGCGTCCAAAGCCTATATTGTCTTTGTCCACGAGCATTTGCATTCCTTCAGTAAATTTGCCACTTCCATCTGGAAGAACAATTACATCTGCAAGATCATTCTTATCTGCCCACGCGTTGCAAACAAAAGCATCGTTTACAGTAACGCAGAAGATATGATCTATGCCTTCTGCATAGAACTCGGGGGCTAACTGCTCAAAGTCAGGTAGCTGATAGGTTGAACAAGTGGGGGTGAATGCTCCTGGTAGAGAGAATACTAAAATTCTCTTACGAGCAAACAAGTCAAACGATGTTGACTGTAGCCATTCGTAGTTTTTTGCAGGGTTTAGTCTGCGACGATGAAATACTACGGATGGAATTAGTTCTGGTAATGAGCGCCAGTATCCAATTTCTTCATACTGTCGACGCTCAGCATCTGTGCAATAAATTGCCATACTTATACATTCTCCATTCTAACCATTAATCTTTCAGCTCTATTAGTAACCTGCTTGTGCCACAAGGAGTCTCGTCCTTCTACTGCTGCACGCTTCCAGTCACCTTCTTTCAAAGCTGCTGTGAAATTCTTAAATTTAGAAAGTCTAGTACGTCCCATGTTAAACATCATGTTTACTAGAATTTCTTGTACTTCTCCTGGGAATCCTTCCCATACATCTTCGTCATATAGAGCGACGCACTCACTCACAGCTAAGTCAAGATCGTAGTCAAAGCACTCTTGTACTCTCTCTACTGATACAGGCTCGCCTACGTCGTAGTTTCGCTCCGGATCTGTATCAAGTACTAGATGCCCCACTCCAAAAGTTTTGTACCCAAGATGATCTAAGTATAACTTATACTCTACACCTTCATCAATTTTTAGCTGTTCGTAAACTGCTTCTCTATTCATGTTTATTCCTATAATCCGCTACTGCGGCTTTGATAGCATCTTCAGCGAGTACGCTGCAGTGAATTTTCACTGGGGGTAGTGCAAGCTCTTCTGCTATCTCGGTATTTTTTATACTCTCTGCTTCGTACAGATTCTTTCCTTTTACCCACTCTGTGAGCAAAGAAGAAGAAGCTATTGCACTTCCACAGCCGTATGTTTTAAACTTTGCGTCTTTTATTATACCTTCTTCTACTTTTATCTGAAGGCGCATGACATCTCCACACGCTGGAGCACCAACCATACCAGTACCTACACTTTCGTCGTCATCAGACAATCGTCCTACATTACGAGGATTTTCATAGTGATCTAATACTTTATCGGAATATGCCATAATTTGTTTTAAAAAGAGCGAGGCCTTGCGACCCCGCTACTGGTTTTAGTGTGTAATAGCTTTAGTTGTGCCTCTTCGTATGTCTCGTAAAGAAACTAACTCCCAGGTATCATCTTCCTTATTGTACTCATGTATAAGAATGATGTCTGATAATCCAGCCCTGAATGATATTGTTTCCATAGTCTCACGAGATCCTACTACTATTACTTCTTCCATCGGTCTCTCTGGTCTACGAGCACCACCTTCGTCTTTCTCGGCGTGTTCGTCTGCTAAAGCAAGTGATGGAGTGGTAATTGATGCGGTCAATAGACCTATTATAACCCACACTGATAGTTTAAAACTATCCACTTATGTCTCCTCATGAAATTGTAACCTTTACTGGTTGCAACTCAGTCGGGAGCTCTTCATGCAGATCTATACATAGCAGGCCTCGTTCCATGTAAGCACGATCAATCTGAACGTGTTCGCTCACACCGAACGTCCGTGTGAAACACTTGCCACTTAATCCTTTATAGATATAGGCTTCGTTTTCATTAACTTCTTGCTTAATTCTACCAATTACGGTAAGTACACCTTTATGTAGGCTGATGTCAATATCGCTCTTGTTCCATCCTGGAACTGCTAGCTCCACTCTGAATCCGTTTTCTCCGACTCTGAGAACATTGTAGCGAGGGTATCCACCATCTACTTGTGGTGCAAAAACGTTTGTGTCCATGAATCGGTCAAAACCTAACAAAAACTTGTGTAGGTCAGCCACTGCTAACTTAGTAGTCATAAAGTATCTCCTTTTATGAATTGCGTCCTTTCGGTACGCTTGGGTTCTTTCGATACCCGATTTTTAATGTGAGTCACTTAAGGCGGACTCGTTGCCTAGTATTCGTCGTCGACTTCAAGTACGCCTTCGTCGATGAGATATTGTACGGTGTTTTCAATACCTTCTTGTCTTCCTAAGTGAAAGGAGGTCAATGCACAACCAATCATGCAAACTGCAAAGATAGTAGTAGCTGTAAATAATTCAATCACTTAGGTTTCTCCCATACTTTTTGTCGATGCGTAAATTATACTATAAAAGGCAGATAATGTCAAGAAGTATTTTTCTATGCACCTTGTAAAAATACTTCTTGACATTTGTTCGTTCTTTCAGTATAATACATAGTATGAAAGATTACCAGAAGCAACCGTGGAGTCATGAAGAACGTAAGTTCCTCAAGGAACATTATGGAAAAACGTCTATGAAACGTATACTAGACCTTCTTCCACACAGGACGGAAAACTCTATACGCAAACAGGTACACTATCTAAGAAAACGCGGTTGGACATTTAATTAAGGAGAAAATAGAATGGCCAAGAAAAAAAGAATGGGTAAGTCAAACAAAACCAGCCAAGGGCTTCGTAGAAGCAGTATCGGCGTACGAATGCTTACCCCAATGCAACGGTTAAGAAACCAACAGGAAGCATGGTTAAAGGGCAAAAGAGTAATGCTCGTTATTGATGCTGCTGGTCACAAAGCCGAGGCACAGACAGTATGGGGGCTACCTCCTATGCTTAGGAAAAAGGTAACGAATGCCGAAAGTAAGGGTACGGAATAACAATGTTGAAGCAGCACTACGAGTATTTAAAAAGAAATGTGCTGATACACTTTGGGAAGTAAGACAACGGGAGTTTTATACTACTCCCTCCGAGAAACGCAGAATAGCAAAGAAAGCTGCTATTGGCAGAAATAAAAGGAAAAACAATGATACAGCACGTAGGTACTAACTTCGAGCTTGCAGGGGATTTCATGGAGGCATTTGGCCAGCAGGTACGCGATATACCTATGTGGCCAGACTTCTCTACAAGGGAACTGCGACTTGAATTAATTCGAGAAGAATACCAAGAGCTGGAAGAAGCTATAGACCAAAAAGATATGGTCGCTGTAGCAGATGCACTTACTGATTTACTGTATGTAATCTATGGAGCCGGCCACGCATTTGGCCTGGATCTAGATGCATGCTACCAGGAGGTGCACTCCAGTAATATGAGTAAATTGGATGAAGATGGTCGTCCACTAAAAAGAGAAGATGGAAAAGTACTAAAAGGACCCAACTTCTTTGAGCCTGATTTAAGCTATGTACTAGGAATGTCTAAAGATGGAAATTAATGCAATATATCCTGTTAAGTATAATTTACCAGTTATGGAATATCAAAAGACTACTGTGAGAGTAGTACACGACCAGCAAACCGTAACTGTTACAACTTATGATAAGCAAGGTGCACTAATTGAGACTGTGGTACGTAGCCACAATATAGCAGAAGTATGATAGGGTTACTTGGTATACTTGCCGTCTTTTTATGCCCCATGGTATTTGGTGGAATTACAATGTATTATTCACATAAGGCTATTCACAAAGAAACTTTAGAAAGGTGGAAAAGATATGATTAAAAAAATTGGGTTTGCAATATATGATTTATACAATTTCTTTTTCAGTCTGAAAGTTAATCCCTTAAGACATATTCCTAATGCATTTACACAATTTATACTGATGTTTTATTTATCAGTAATGTGGTCGGCAGTATTCACATTATGGGCTGGATATACTATTTATTATGGTATTTACAGTGTAGGAGGACACCTACTTGTAGTAGGGGCTTTCTTTATTACTGCTATGATTTTTCAAGATGCAGAGAAAAACGGACATTTGTGGGTACAACGATTCCCACGAACAAATAAGAAGAAAAATATAGCTGTTTGGAACTTGGAAAAAGAAGGATAATAAAAAAGGGGCACTTAAGCCCCTTTATTTTTTTGTCTTTCTATCTCTTTTACACGTATCATATCCGTGCCTTTCGTCTTCCACACCCAGGGAAGTAATCCGTGTACTATAAATACGAATGCTACTGACACTGCAAACCACAGATGTTCCAAGTATGTTTCGTTTATATCCTCAAGGTGCTTCACTCTACCACTCCTTTAGAATAGCAACTGTTAGCATAAACCAGCTTACTACATTGAGCATAATCAATGCTCGGTCTCTCCAGATAATTGATACCCAGATCCACAACGCAATACCTACCCAGCCAAAGTAAATATCTAACATACGATACTCTGGCCCAGCTGCTCTCATTGCCAAGCTACAGAGAACAATAACACTTGCTACCCACTTGAGGTACCAATCAAAATCTTCTGGATACCACTCTCTGTCTGGCTTTGTTCTTCCATCTGCCCGAACCATCGGGTCTCCTTTTCCTTTCATACGGTTCTCTCCGCTTTCTCTGTGCTTACATTATCAAAATAATCATGTGTTGGTGCATTTACTTGAGTACACTGTAATACAAAATAAATAAGTATTACAGCGATTCCTAACTTTGTTCCTGTTATTCTATTCAAAGGACAACTCCATCTGCTGCGGTCCTGTGAAAGGGTAGTCGAGCACTGGTTTCATAATGCCTTTTGACATATGCTCTTGGTACCAAACTACATCTTCTCCGAGTTCAGCGTAGATCTTTACTTCACCTGTGGTTACCATCTCTGGATTGCCCACATCATCGTAGTACACTTCTCGAAGAGAGATGATGTCATCTTCTCTTACTAAACGAAAGTTCCAGCTCATTTCTTTTTACGCTCCTGTTCTTCGATGTGAGCTGCAAGAATAGATACAAAGCCTTCTTGCATTAACAGCCTTACAGCTTCAGCATCCAATTCTAATTCTACATTTGCAGATCCATCTTCATTTTCTACAATGTTTACTACTTCTATTACTGGTAAGCTCATTTTATTCGGTTTCCATAATAATCGTGAGTTCCTGCACGTTCATTCTTTCGACGTTCATCGTGCATCTTTGCTGCTTCAAGGTTTACCCAAAATCCTACTACAGTGATTACTGTAGCGACAAAAATAATAAAAATATCTTCTAACATCAGTCATCTCCTTCTTTAATGATTACCCATATAGCAAGAATCAATACGATAGCTGCATATAGGGTTATGTTATAAATTTCCATACAATTTTCCGTTTCTACGATAGGTGGCAAAAATAATTCTTTACATATGCCAAAAGTCGTGGTATAATATATCAAAATTGATAGACAATATGGTCTACTACTTCTTATCACAAACTAACATCTGACGAAGCATAATGTAGCTATTCTGTGCATAAGCATCCTCTGAAGCTCTTGCGAAGGAGAGATGCATACACGGGGTATCTACAAGATTTGCTAAGTCAGAGATAACCACGCTACATTTCATTCTAATAATGTACAAATCATGTGATAATTGTACCAACACGCTAAGGACCCGGATAATCAAATAATTCATAACGGGTCTGCTTCAATTACTTCTAATTCTAAGTAAAAATCCCACTTTTTTAATCAAATAATACGTCCAAATTTTCCGCAATTCGCGTTTTTTCAACGGCGGTTTTGTATTACTTTGTCCGGAATTGTCCATAGATCTTCCAAAATTATTCCCACAGGCATCGTGATTAAGCCTAGACTTCATACTAGCTTGCTAAGAACGGGTTAGTATTGTTCCACTCTTTCAACCCCGTTACGATTATTGAATACTTCTCTTCTGCTTTTGTACTCGAGAACGTAATTGTTCTAGTACTCGAGTCTGCTGCCCACTCTTTTGCTTCTAAATGGTTTAGACAGATCATGAGAGCCTGCTGAAACCCCGCTTCATATTTAAACTTTGTACTTGGTCCTCTCATCTCAAATTCCTCTTCATACACTCCTCCACACATTAGCCTAAACCTCCAGGGTAGTTATTAACTTGCTCTAACCCCGCTACTGCTTTTTCAAGATTTCTAAGCGCCGCTTTTGGACTTTTCTCCAAACCAGCGAGATCCGTAGTCTCAACTCCAAGGCTCTCAGCGATACTATTAACGATTTCCACTTTCGTGATAGGGCTTTCCCCAGTCTTCGTAACATACACTTCTCTCCGGTATACGCCTTCGCGTGATAGCTTTCCAATTATAGATTTCTTACTTCTACCTAACTTTTCTGCTAGCTCTTCCACTGTAGCAGGTGTTGGCTTATCTTGATAAGCTCCCACTAACAGTAGCGTCATTTCTTCAGTATAGTTCGACATTCCTGTACTTCTCCTTTCTACTGTAGGTTTTTTTACTTTTATGTACTCCCGCTTTATTAAATTTGTGAGCAAACTTCGCAACGGGGTTACGTCTCTTCTGGCGGTTCATAGCGAATCTCTCCTGATTCTACATCTATAATTAGATGCTCTGACGCATACTCTAGAAGTCCTACGGGTACATTCTCTACTCCAATTGCTTGGGCAAGGCGAAATAAAGTATGGTTGTATTCTGCCTCTTTTTCTTCCACTTGGTCTTCTAGCTTCTGTAATAAATTATATCCTTTACTAATTGCATCATGCAACTCTACCAACTCTTCCGTGTTATT